CTGAACCGGATATTCTGAAATCGATAGGTAGGTTAGTTCTAAAAGTTGCTCCAGCTCCTTTCACCCTCATACCACCTTTTATTGCTAATGCATATCTCCAATCAGGTTTATTACTATCACCTAATCCAACTGCTGGTATAGTTTGATATATTTCAAGATCTACTTGAGCAGCTACTGCTTGTTTTGGAAAATATCCCATGGTTTGAGCTAATACATTAACGTTCTTTTCTTCTCTAGCATATGGTAATAATGATTCTTTGAATTGCTTGTCTAGATAAAAACTTAATAAATCACCAACATAAGCTGTAGTTTCCATAAACATCATACCTGGTGATGCTTCGTTGAAATCGTTAAACGTTGTAGGGTAATACGTTTTAGCAAAATCTAATAGATTTCGTCGTATAGAAGGAAAGTCTTTACCCGTATATTTTATATTTTTAGATATTTTTTCGTTTAATGTTGCCATAATTATCTATCTATCCTCTAACTGAAACGCCACCGTTTGAATTAAAACCAAACGTAACTGTTTTGAATTCTCTTAAATCACCTGTTACAGAAAATGTTATCGATACAGCAATAGTGTAGCTGTTAATATCATCTATCGTTCGACGTGTTTCTATATTCTCTACATTAACGTAAGGTAACCAAAATTTAATCGTACTCAATAGTTCATTTTTAACTGCATCTTGTAATCTTTCTGTGCTCTGGTCGAACAAAAATCGTCTTAGGTTAGTACCAAATGCAGGTTGCATAAATCGTTCACCTTTATGAGTTAGTAAGAGGTTTATAATATTAGTCCGCGCTTGATCTAAAGTCGTATAATTTAACTTAAAATTAGATCGACCTGGGCCAAACGGTATCTGTATACCAATTCCTATATCATCTCTTCCTCTAAACTTCGCCATAATTATTTCTTAAACTTTTTTACTAACTCACTATAATCACGTGTTAATGCTTTAGCTACACCAGGATCTACTTGATTCGTCTGTGTCGGTACACCTCTTACATCAGTTCTAGGAACCATCTCCTGAACTGAAGGAGTACCTGCTGGATTCATATCTCCGTAACCTAATTTAGCTGCTAACGAGTTTCTATCAAATGTTTGAGCGTTATTAGATGTAAGTGTTTGATCCCCCATAGTTGGATATGCTCCTGCCTCTGCAGCTAATCTAGATGCATTTCCAGATGCTATATCTCCAGCTGTTTCATTTAATATATCATTTAACATCTTATTTTTAGTGTACTGTTTTTCAACTTTAGGTTTTCGAGCTCTTCGCTCAATACTATCAGTTAATCCGATTGCATGTGCTAATCCAGTACTAAATTCTTTCTTTGTAACTTTTTTTGGCTTTGATTGTTCATTTAATATTTGACGAACTTCTTTACGAACTTCTTCTCGAACAATCTTACGTATAACTTGTGCTAATTTATTTGTTGACATGTTTCTCCTCTATGTATACTTTATCATATATAAATATGATATATCTTAATTTATCGATTAAATTATCTAGGTAACTCCAAACCACGGAAATGGTGGTTGAGGTATTAAAGGCGGTGTACCTGCTGGGTTTGGCATATAACCATTATACACTCCACTAATCATGCTCATATGATCTGCGAATCCTGATGCAAGCTTCCCTCCTATAGGATTACAATCATTTGAATCAAACGCATCAGATATTGCTTGTGCTAATGGCATCATCCCTGCCATACCTGGCTCTAGTAGTTTGTGGTCTGTAGGACCACCTGTTAATGGGAGAGTAGCTAATCCGTGCCCTATTGCAGGCATTGCTAGAAAGGTTGCAGTTAACCAGGAGTTTACAACCCCTGTAGCTGCTGGTATCCAGTTAGGCATGCCTAGATCAACACCTTCAGGTGGAGTCCCAGCTGCTTGAAATTGTGTATTAAATGAAGTCTTGAATCCGTTTATTATTAGCGATTTATTGACTCCAGATTGATACATATTCATTATAGGTCCAGCTGAAGTACTAATTGCTAGAACATACTCGTCTGCTATTTTTTTAGCAGTTGGTTCACCAGCAGCATTAAAATCTTCTCCGCCTTCTGCATCTCCACAGAACCATGAGTTCATTGCTGCTGTAAAACTACCCCAGTTAGCTGGCATATACTATCTCCTTATTAACCGTTTCTCTGTACCCATACAGTATCACTATAGCTAGTAGCCAGTGATGCTTTTAAGGTTGCTATATCTGCCTGTTGTTGAGCATATTGTGGTGCTTGTATTGGTGGTCCAGATGGTCCAACTGGAGTTGGATGTATCTCACCTTGCAGTGTTGTAAGCATTGCATCTATAATATTACATAACGTGCTCTTCCATAAATCATCTTCATCACCTAAGACAAGTGGATGTCCTTTAGTAGCTTGCGTTTCACCAACACCTCCATCATCTTCTGACTGCTGTGATTTACCAAGATATATAAGTGGTGCTTCTATTTCGAGTTTTTCTGTTGCATTTAAGTATATTGATGGAGTATCTACTAAAAATTCACTACCTGCATCAAAGGTCATATCATTTTCAGTTGTTAATCCTATACCAGGACCACCTCCAAATATAAATACACCAGCTTCTCGGCTATTAAATACTAATCTATTTGCAGTTAGTATTATTTGACCTTGTCGCTCTCCAACATCATCTATTAAATTATCCGTTGTTGGAGACGTTAAGTCCGAACCTACTGTATTTTCACCTGCTTCAAAAGATAATGCATCATATTTTGTCGAACCAAACGTTAATGGAACAGTCTGACCTTTTGTCATCCAAATCGATGCTGCTTCTACATCCGGATTTTCTACTATATGCTCTCCTCCAGCTGGAAGGTCTTGGTCTTGACCATTACGTATAATTAATATCGGTTCTGCTGGATCATCAGTTGATGGATCTGACCATGTATTCTCTTGACCCTCTGTAGGTTTAACTGCTGAGCCAAATCGTATGGAGTGACCGAACCTTCCTTCTAAAGTAAGGTCGCCTTCATAAGGTTGTATAGGTCTGATTTTTGCTTGTTCTTTGAATGTATCACCAAACTCTATACCACCATCATCACCTTCAATATTTGGATTTCCGAATCCGGTCTCTTTATATTTAGCTGCAAGATCTGAATCTTCTTCTAATATACTCGGCTCTGCTATACTTAAAAACGGAAGTGCGTTGTGGTGTATTGACCCCCATAAGTTTAATATACCTGAATAGTATAACCGTCTATCCATAGTACCTGTTGATTCACCCTCTTCAGCTACTGATGCTTCTCTTGTAACATATTGATGCACTAAAACTATTTCGTGCTTGACAGGATATTGTTTAATATTTCTATGTAATGGAAATGCCCATTCAAGTAATTCTTCATTACCTTGATCTTTATTAGAATTTATTAACCGAACACGACACATACCAAACTGTTCTTCTCCGTTTGGATTATCGCTGTCATAGTATTTATGATCTGGGGTAAGTATAATATCTACAACCTCACCTGGTTCAATAGATATCTGCTCTACATGAGGACTTATTTTTACATCATCCCGAGTTAGAGGTCCCGGTGCACCATACGGGTTCTTATTAGAACTTTGTATCCTATTACCGGCTTTATTATTTGTTATTCTGCTTTTCAGTGCCACTGCTTATACCCTTAACTTGCTCGTCTATCTTTTTATTGCTTTCATCGATAGCGTTTAACTCATCTAGTAACTGCTTTTTTTCTTCTTCTGAAATTCCAAAATCACTATCACCTTGAGTATTGTTACCTATAAGTCGCTGAACTACTGCTAATAATTTTGCTAGTTGGTCATCATTCTTAACACTTACCTCTAGATAATCTTTTATTAAAGGTACTATAATAGTAGCATCACCAATATTTTGTACAAACGGCTTTAATTCAGATATTAGTAAATTTATTTGTGATTCCTTCTTCTTTGAAGCACCATACAAATCTTTAGCAATATCTGAAAAACTCTTACCTTTGAATATTTCAGTATCTTTATCCATATATAATAATTAGAAATATTTAGAGTTTTGGTACTTGGCTGGAAGCTTTCCATTCTCTTCATACTGCGCCCACATCTCTTTATATATACGACGCATAGTATTTACTACTTTAGTTATATACTGTGTTTTAACATCTGCCATTTCGCGAATCATAATATACAATGCTTTTTTATTATATATCTCTATCATCTCTCTACGTCTAAATAGTTCTATAATAGCAGCTGCTACTCTAATATCTTTTTTGCGGGTGAATATTACATTCAAGTTATGATCCCAAAACCCAACCATTTGATCAGTAAAATCTTTTCTTGAATCTTTTATATCTTGTCGCACTATCTCATTAGTAATATTCCGTTTACCATCTACAACTGATAAGTTATCGTGCGTTTTCATCTTTTTATAATTTTCGTTATTATTATATATAAGATAATTTTTTGCAACTATACTAAAGTAGCTATATGCTTTTGATCCTTTAGATGGATCATATTTGTTAATTTTCTCTATCAAGTAAGCTACTACTTCTGCTTGAACATCTACATATGGATCATCAAAGCAGTAAAATTTGAATGTATGTATAATATTTTCTGCTAGTTTCATAAATGGTTTATGAATATGTTGAGAATATACTTTGTTTCGTAATGCGAAGTCAGGTTCTTCGTTATATGCTATAATAGCATTTTCATTTTCTTCGTGAAAGTATCCACGACGTTTTCTTTGTTTAGTTGCTTTGCGTTCTGCTTCGAATGCGTCATACCATTCGTAAAACTGTTCAACTGGTGACAAGCTTGAGCTTGGTTGTAAAAGCATCATTCATCTTCTCCGAGTGTGTTAAGTTGACTTATTATTCGTTTTAATTCTTTATAAAAATAACCTACCTCATCATCTGATTCAAATGATCCTTTGCTGTCTATTTTTTTAATCTGCCGATTCATGTCAGTAATAGTTTTAGAAAACTGATTAAGCCAAGTTTCTAAGTTTTCAACATACTCTTCACTTTTTTCGTAATTTTTTAGTAAATTGTAATTAGCGAATAGTGATCCTATTAATGCTAATGAAAGTAATATAATTGTTAGTATCATCCGAATAGCTCATCAAATAATTTACTTGCATCTGTTCCTGTGTTTAGTTGTGAGGTTTTAGGTTCACTCTTTTTAACAGGTACTTTAGTTTCTTTTTTAACTACATGCTTCATCATTTTTTCTCTAGGAACATCAGTTAATGTTCTAACATTTTGAAATCCATTTTCACCATACTTCCATCTTTCGTACTCAACTCTAGATGCTATCATATCTGCTTGATGTAGTATTAATGGTAAGTTACTCTTTAATCTAGAGTCTGGATTAAAGCTAACTAAGTACGGCTTATTAGCTTCCTCATACATACCGTCATGTATTCGAATTCCTAAAAATTCATTCCAAGTATAAGTAATACCAAAATGCTGTAATAAGAATAAACTACGATCAGGAACTAGACTAAACTCTGTTTTAGGATTTACTGTGTATAGAGCTCCTTGATTTTTTCTATGCCATTCCGATGTATTAGGTATATAAGTATCATTTTCTAAATCACCTATCTTTCCTAAATCGTGATTAAGAGCTGCAAACATTAACTCTTCTAATGTATAATTTTCTTGATGTGCACCGGCTGATGCCCATGTATTATATAATTCAAAAGATATATCCATTACACGAAGTACGTGGTCAACATAACCACCTACAAAACAATTATGGTAGTGTTCTCTTGAGCTTGCTGGAGCAAACATCATTCGCTCTGCAAAATGGTTATACATTTTAAGAAGGTTTTCTTGACGTTCACCGTTGAATTGATGTTCGATTCGTCCTAGTAAATCTTCCCAGTTTAGTTTAAGTTGCTTTTCGTCTAATTTCATATGTTAATGTATTATTCCGTCTATTACACCCAGCTTTTGAGCGTCTTTAGCGGACAGGTATAGGTCAGTTTTAGTTTGTTCTGACCAGAATTTTTTATCTTTATTTGTTCTATCACCTAATATAGCATTAGCCATACTCTCTAGGTGAGAGTTGTATTTATGTGCTGCTTTAAGATCGGAAGATTTTCCTGCTTGCATAGATGATCCTTCATGTATCATAATAGTTGATCGTTTACTAGCTAACCTCTTTCCTGTACCAGATGCTAATATCATCGCTCCTGCGCTCATAGCTTTTCCTCTACATATAGTGTTAACTTTAATTTTTTGATTTTTCTCTAAACTCTCAATATAATCTATTATACCAAACATTTCATATACATCACCTCCAATAGAATCAATAACAACGTTAATAGGTGAATTATCTCCATCTTCTCGATTCTTTAATATAGCACGACATCGTATCATAAAATCATACAATCCATAGTCTTCGATCTCACCAACAATATAAACAACGCTATCATCAATATCAACAGCAAACTCAATTTCTTTATACAGATGCTTTCTTTCTAAATCATCTTCATAGTAAACTTCTTCTTCAGTTGATTTTGTTTTTGATTCTTGCTCTTCATAACTTCCGTATATATTGTTTGCCATAACTATCCTTTTAATATTTTTTTAAGTTTATCGATTGGCTTACTCTTACCTTCAAAAGCCTCTTCTACACTGTTACTATCATACCCTAGTGCACATGCTAGGCGTTTACATACTCTCTTAAAATCGTGTATGTCAACATTTTCATTAACATCTAACTCTACCTTTTGAATTTCTTTAGAGTATGTACCGCGAGTATAAATTAGTTTATCCATAATACATAATATACGAAAATAAATTTAAGAATCAAACTATTTTTAGTTTTAATTTGCGACCAAGTTTTCTTATCTGCGTTTCGATAGCTTTCTTATCTTTCTTTAGTGTAACCTTTCTTAACTGTTTTTTAAGATCATATAACTCTGCCATTAACTTTCGATTCTGTGCTTCTCGTTCTCGTTTAGTTAATCGCTTTTTTTTAGTCTTTTTTTGAACTACTGTTTCTGGTAAAGTGCCTTTTAACTCAGGCTGCTCTTTTCCTTTATGAAATACATTACCATCCTTATCAACATATTCACTCATCCATTGCCAACCTTTAGGTCTTCCAGTCGGTTTGTATCTTGGTGTAAACTTAGGAGGCTCTGTCACTCTGTTTACACATTTGTTACATAATACAGCTGTAGTATCTTTTGTAACCTTAACCCATTCTCCACAAAAGTAACCTGTCCAATACTTACCACCTTCAACACTATTACGGCATATCATATACCGTTCCCCGTCTTCAATATAACTTTTGTATGTTAGTTTAGATTTACCTGCCATATTATTAAATATACGAAAAATAAATTAGTTAACCAACTTATGCATAAATTTTACTTAGGAGTCTTGTGACCTGAGCCGTATTGTGGTGGTCTACGTCTATCACGCTTGACCGGCTTTCTTACCTTTTTGACCTTTCTAATTCTACGTTTATCGTTGTCACTACGTGCTTTTGTATCGTTTTCTTCACCATGATAGAGCTCGTGAGCTGATGGATTTTCATTGACTGCAGGCTCTGTATTTGTATAGCGCCTTATTTTATTATCTTTTTCCTTTTCTTCCTCTTCTTCCATTATCTGAAGCATTGTATCTAAACCCTTAGCCATTTGCTTGCCTTCGTGAAATTCTTTTTCTTCTGGTAACCATACTTCTTCTTCTAACGTTTCTTCGATATTTTCTTCTAGATCATCAACTACTAAATCTTTCTTTTCGAGTTTAATTTTAAGCTTTGCTTGATTTTCATTAACACGCTGCTTTAACTCTTCAGAAGGATTATCTTTTTCAAACGCATCTTTAATTTCATCGATAGAATATGGTTTGTTAAACTCCAGTCCAGGGGGCACTGACATAACTACTTCTTCATCTCGTCTTTTTAGTTGAGCAAACGCAAAGTTAGCAGCAACTACCATTGATATAGCTAATGGATCAAATACAAATATTATTAATAATAAAAACCAATTTACTACTGTATTCATATCCTTACCTGTTATCTCAGCTAAATATTTTAGTGGTCCAAGTTCACTTTCTGCTTCATTAGATATCTCCTTGTTTAATAGAGCCATATCAGTTTTATTAATAGAATCTAATACTGCTTCTATTTTTATATTAACAGCATCCCTATCCGTGATAGTATTTTTTAATTCAGTTTGTAAAGCTCTTCTAGCTGAACTAGATGTTGTTGTAATAAGTTGACCAGACTCTTTATCTACATACTGAACTTGAGCTGGATTCGAAAGGGATATTCTTAAGTCAGATATTGATTTGGATAATTGAGTTTTCTCTATAGTTAAGTCACCTTTCTGTTCTTGAAATCTAATATTTTTCTGATTGAGTATAATAAGTGATTTATCTAATAACTCAGATTGAGTTGCAGTCTCTTGATAAGCTCCAGATAAAAAGCCATATATACCGCCTGATGTAATTAATACTAAAACTAATACTGCAACTGCTAGATAAGCTCTCAACACTTTATTAATTGTTTCCCAGTACTGGTAAAGAAGAGAGGCTACAACTAGTTTAGCAAACTCGAGCGAGCCGGCCATTATAATTACTTGCAGAGACGCTCCAGCAAAAAGTTTGCTTAACCCGAATACAGAATAGAACGCAGCACTACCTGAAACGGCTAATGCACTAAAAGCTATTAATAATGGAAACAGACGCTTACGCATGCTAGTTCTCTAAATCAGTAAGATTGCTAATGTCCGAAATAAGTGTTTTTAGTTTAGCTATAAGACTTATAGCTTCACCTTTACTGATAGCGTTTGCTTGAAGGCCACGTTCTAATGTCTCTAGAGTGTTAGAAACTGCTTCAGTTTTATTTTGTATTTGCTGTTTATATTTCATATATTTCTCTCCATATATAAGTATAAGTAATATTATTATTTATATATATTATTATTTAATTATATTATATTATTATATTATTT